GATTAAGATTTTGAACATTTGTTGCACTCAAAAGACCTGCCGTATAACCATATCCTGTAAAATCTAATGCATTTGTATATCCATTAAATACTGGTGTTGCACCAGTTGCACTTATATACATTGTTGGACCTTCTGTTTCTAGCATTTGTCCCAATGATGTGTAAATATTTGGAGATTTTGTCAAATCATTTACATCAGACGAAGAATAATACTGATTTAGGTCAGAAATGTCTACTGGACGTTTGGCAGGAGAATACACGCAATGTACTGGAGACTTTTGTGTAAACTCTGGTTGTCCTGTTGTTTGATCAACGTGTCTTTGAACAACAAACCATGAGTAATCATCGTCTTGATCTACAGAAGCCTGATCCCAAAGAAACAATCCCATTCCATGATCGGTAACTGTTATTCTGTATGACATTGGATAAGTTCTAGAAATATTATCTTCAGTTTTTCCAGATCTTCTAAACCAGTGTGACTTTGCCTTTACCATTTCATAACCAATTGTTCTACCAGTATTTGGTTCTAAGTATACATCACACAATTCTCCTGGCTCTCTGTAAATTGGAGATTTAACACCATCTCTAGTTTGACCAGATGATACAGACATATCATCTAACAATTGATATTCAGTTGCCACATTAACTTTAATTGACTGTAGTTTACGATCCCACTCAAATCTAATTCTCCATTTTTGTGGTCGTCTTTGACTTTGCACCTGATAATATTCTGGAATCAGATTATCATCAGATAATAGATCGACTCCTTTTGTAGACTCCACCAAAAACGAATCCGTGATATCTCTAAGTGCTGCCTTAACAGCTGTTGGAGTATTTGAAACTGGTTTTGGATAAATTAAGTTAAATCCCGGCTGGAATTTTTCATTTTCTTCATAGAAGAGCATAAACGCATCACTATTTTTTACCTTAGTCAACTCCAAAAGTGCTGTATGAGATTCACTAGATGTAAATTGAAGGGTATAGTCTCCAGTAACCGTTGCAGCAACATCTAATTGTAATGTCGCAGTTGGCCAATAGCCAGGAACATTTGTGCCTGTTCCAGTATTTACATTACCACTAACAACGACTCCATCTGGGTCCAAAATAACAAATTGATCGTTGTGATTAATTGTGATTGCGCTACCAGTAACATTACTACTTACATCACCCTGCACAAAACCAAATTTAATAACCTCTCTTCTATCTCTTAAAGTTTCGGAGTAATATGTATTAATCTGATAATGGTTTGGATCGTTCATATCAGTTGAACTTACATCAATTTCAATATACCCAGTATTATCGGTTGCACCAAAGGGATTTGTCGTAGGATCGGATTTTGGTGGTTGATGGCGAATAACAGATACTGCTACGTTATCCAAAGTTGTTGCTTCAGATTTTAACGCATTTGTTAAATCATAATCTTCACTATCAAGAGCCTCTTGTATTGGTCCATATCCTAGTTTTCCGATCATAGCTCCATAAGGAACATCCAAAGAATGTTTCCAAATATACGAAATTTCAACATCAACATCAGAACGATCTAACACCCATCCCCAAGTTTTGGCACTTTCTAAGAAAATTCTAAATCTACTTGTTCTATTAACTCTGTCAGAAGAAACAGACCACGCAGAATCTGGAATCACTTTACCATCAACAGCGATTCTAAATTCTCCGTCACCTAAGTCATTGAGGGTTAATGGAAAATTACCAATATATAAATCTGTTTCGTCTACACCAGTAGCTGGCGTAAATGAATGATTTTTAAATGTAAAACTAAATTCTTTTACACTTCTAAAAATTTTAGAACCAATTCTTGCACTTTCCAATTGATCCGTAAATGCATAATCTTGTTCTACACCAAATTTATTATCTAGTCCATATACTGTAGTGTATTGATCAATTTCTGCTGGCAATATATTCGCTGCAGGAACAAACGCAGAATGATCTGTTTTAAGTACATAATTTGCCTTTTCGGGAATATTTCTAAAAACTTCTGGAGTTTCGAATGGATGCACTGTTAAGTCTTTTGCAAGTTGATATAAAAGTCCACCATCAGTTCCTGTCCAATTATCTTCTGATTCTTGATAACCAATAGTTACTTTTTCACCAGAAACTGGCGCAGTTTGCGGTAAAAATTCCAAAGCTCCATGTTCGCCTATGTTAGTAATATATCGAACAACACCCAAACCAGCGTCCAAAGAGCCTTCGGTATAGGTATTTGCTTGCCAATTATTAAATTCTATCAATGGTGATTGTGTAGAATCTGCGAGCAAGTTGTTGCCGGTGTTTCTGTTCAGAGCGATTCTTATTTCTCCAATTTTAATTTCCCAAACCCAAGTTTTATCTTGAAAATCTGGTTTTGAGCGCAGAACATAAATCGTATTTGAACCAATAGCAGTATGTGTTTCCACATTCTGTCTATGAGGAATATCTATAATCTCTGTTCTTTGTATGCTATACCCACTTGAGAGCGCCATTATTTTCTCCTCTAAGCCTTTTTTAGTTACTTAATTCTATTTATAAAAAAACAATACACATTATTTAAATATTAATATCACTATTATAGATATTTTGGGCCTGCACCAAGCACATAACTCTCATTCCATTTCCATTGGGTAGAGTTGACCTTATACCTTGATATCTTCTATAATCTATGTTTGTACCATCGTATTTGTATGTTTGCATTGGGACATTACTACTTTCCGCGACAACTTCAGCAGACGAGAAACAAATCAAGTCCATTTCTTCTTTAGGATACATGTACCTTTGACTGGTAAGTCCTGTAGGAAATGTAATTACAAATCTGTTATCGTCCGTAATTGCAAGTTGTTCTTGCGGATTTATAATTGCATTACTATCTGTCTGGTGTTTTGTAGCTCGTTTGTGTGCGTCCCAAGGTTTCAATATATCCATTTCTCTAATAACAAATCTCCATATTTTTTTCTCTAAAAATTCATCTGCGAGATAGTCTTCTCTATCATAAGGATTTAAAATGTATAGTGAATCTGTTAACTCAGAAACATTATAACTATTTCCTTGTGGATCGTATATCGGCCCCAATTCGTTGTCTACTGTTTGTAAGTTTGCAGCAGATTCTGAAAAATAAACCCCAAAATCTCTAGGCGTTATTCCTTCTCTAGAACATGAATAAATGCAGTGTACAGGAAAACGACTGGCCTCATCAGTTCTTGGCAATCCAGTTTCGTTATTAACTGTTCTTTGACAACAAATCCATGCATAGTTATCATTTTCATCTACGCCAGCTTCATTGTATAATGCTAAGAAAAATCCTCTTTCTGTAAGGGTGACTCTGTATGTTATTGGATATGTGCCGGCAACATTTGGATTTGCATCAGACGCAAGTGGAAATCTTTTAAACCAACCGGGCCCTTTTCGTTTATTTCTAAATCTAACAGAACGGGAATCAGAAGCAGGTTTGGTAACAACAATAACTGCACCATCAGCTGGGGCCACAGTAAAAGTTATATTATTTCCACTAACTGTATAATCTACTGCAAGAGTTTTAGTTGTTCCATCTACAACAACCGTATCTGTATTTGCAAATGATGGAATTTGTGTTATTGTAAATAGAGTTGTTTCCCCATCGCCCACAAATTGTTCTGATTGCGCCGTAGCAACCCAAGTAATATCTTCGTGATTGATATCTACAATTTCCCCAGGCAATCTAGAGACAGCTGTATTAATTGTTAATCCATTTTCGAGTGTAATTAATCCATCATTATAAGATAAATTATCTGACGTATTACCATCAATAAAAATTTGATTTTTAGTTCCAGTTTGAATTTTTAACCATGTGTAGGCTGGATTTGGAATACCAATACTATTTTCCCAACCTGTATTTAACAAAACATTAATTTGGTTATATCCTATATGTGCTGGAAATGCTTGCGCAAACTCTGTGTCATCTATTGTATTTCCAGTGACATATTCTACACCACCAATTTCTCTCAATTTAATATTTAATTGGTATAGTTCGTAGGCAAATTCTTTGTCTTCAGCATACAACCTTGGTCTTTCGTCGTATTCCATTCTCATTCTATATTTTTGATCTACACCTCTGGTTACTGTTCCTTGATTTGGTGACATATAATCAGATGTTTCCAGAATCACCACATGCTGTAATTTTATTCCGGCTCTAGGAGAAGAAGGTGCGTCTACTCCAAAGTTTGCTGTACCAGAATAATCCAATCCAGCGCTTGGATCCCCAATTTCTGTAAAAAAGTTTCTGGTTATATCGTTACCAGTGACTGCATCTACAAGTTTATTCGATTGCTCAGGAACACCATCCCACATTTGCCAAGATCTTATCAAATCTTGTCTAAGAGTATCTAACAAGCCAGCATTATCAATTGGGGCCCCACTACTAGAAAACCCGCCTGGTCCCTCAATTTTAGTAAGACCTACTCTTATAGTTGATGCCCCATAATGTTTAAATGTATTTAAATCTATCGGTGTCGTCATATTTTTACTCTTTTTGATTTATAGATAATTATATTTATCTCGTTTTCAGCCTTCTATTCCATAAAATCCAATTTTAACTGCAATATCATATAAACCAGAACCATTGGGTATAAATTCTTCATCATCTGAAAATGCCAATACTGCTATTTGGTGGTCAGATAATTGTGGTATGAAAAAACTAGAAACTATTTCTCCCCCAACTGTCCCATCATCTTTTTCCAATGCCGCGCCAATCTCTTCGTTTACAAAAAGATTATTAGCCCAAGTTTGCGAATCTTCCATCAAAAAATAACCAATTGTGTAAAATCCATTTGTTTTAAATTTTAAATCTACATTAATTGTAGTTAAAGCGATTGGACATTCATTTGGATCTATGCCTAAATCTATTAGACTTTGATTTGTCACAAGTGGGCCACGAAATGCAACATCTCTAATTGGCGTATAAAGCGCTGGTTGCAATGTTGAATGATAACTCTTTAACATTACATTTGCATTAATGTTTGTCCCATATATAGTGCCAGCTGATACTGATTGAGTGGCATTTTCAAGACCCTGCAACCTAACAGAATAAACAAAATTATCTTCTTGATTTGAACTTGTCCAAGGACTTGTCACTATAGTATCCATTATCTCCACCCACTTCCTCTATGTTTAATTGTATAATATGTCATATCATAAGAAGAATGCTGACGGGAAACACCGTCCGGTCCAGTGACATAAAAATCAAACTTATTTTTGTCTCTCCACTCATAATATGCGATCCAAATCGGATAGTATTTATCTTTAGTGAGATAAACATTACCACTTGTGTTACATTTGTAACGACGGTTTCCAAGATACCCCGTCACTTTATTACTATCAGTCGATTGTCCAAATCCTTTATCTTTACCACCATGAACTGCGTGTCTACCAAGCCAAATAGCAGAACCATCATCCGAACATACTGTAAATTTAAAATGTCCAGTTTGTTTCGGAACAAAAAATCCTCTCCATTCATAAGTGTCAAGCAGCAAACGAGTGCCACCTCTGTCTATTTGTATTTTCCCAGTTCTGGTTGCCGTATAGGTTCCACCAACACCAAATCCAGAAGGGCCCCCATAGCTAAGTCTTAAATTTCCTGTGTCGTGATAATACTCCAAAAATCCATTTCCATATGTTGGTAAATCTTGAATATAGTTTCTCAATATATCACCAACTTTTGGTTTATCTCCATCATAGTAAAGAGTTTTTCCATTGTCACCAGTTATTTTCCAATCTCTTGTGCCAACCGAGTCAACATCAACTTTTGCAACTCGACTTCTACCATCATATCGATCAACTTCAACAATTGAATCGCCTATCATTTCTGGTTCACTAAAAGTTGTTAAATTTCTTGCAATTGAAGTGTCTGTAGTAAAGTGTGGATAAACCTTTTTCCAAGAACCATTTTCCTTTACCCAAATATCTTTAGGTTCTTTCCAAACATTACTGTCTTTTACAAATATTTCTTTGGGAACCCACCATTTTGCTGTGCCATCATCTATTGACATTGGACTATCAATTGGTGACTTTATTGTTTGTGGCTTAATCAATGAAATTATATTTCTGTCGAACGTTGTACCCTTTACTGACAATCTGTACCATTTATAAGTAGAAGGAGTTTCGAGTTTTGCACTTACATATAAATTACTATCTATATCTAGTCCACCATCGCCATACAAATCATTAAATGTCCCATCGGTATTAAAAGTGAAGTGAAATTTTCTTTTCTGTTTTATAGTTTTTTCTATTTCTTTGTAAGTCGTAACATTTGAAATTCCAAATCTATGTTTTTGTCTTTCTGGACCATTTGGTTTGTTATATCTAAACTGTAAAATATGTTGTCCTGTTAAATGTTTAACTTTAAATTTATAATTAGTCCATACAGTATCAGAATCAGAATTTAAAGTAATTTTCAGCAGTTTTTGCGCACCTTCGGCCAATTCGACATTATCATCCAAACCACGAACATCTACTATCAATGTTTCGTCACTGAGGGGCGTTTTTCCTCCGTTTGAATTATTACCAACAATTGCCCAAAACTCAATATAATCACTATCTGTCAAATCTAATGGTAAAGGAAATATTCCACCACCAGCCGATGATGCAGACTCACCCCAATTATCTGGAGAAAATGATCTATATCCTGTTATTTTATCAAATTCCGAATTACTTGGTTTTGCAAAATCACCACCATCTCCCGATCCATTTCCAAAATTGTGTCTGCGCACATCAAGTTTTTGATTGTATGTTTTTCTTGAATAACTCGAAGGTATCGAACCGGAACCAATTCTTCCAACCTCATACCAAGGTCCGTTAAAATCTACCGCACCTTCGAGTTTAACTATATCTTCTTTTGCGCCAAATGCCTCTGTCCAATCAACGTCCACTCTAATTGCTAGGTTATTATCAGAATCTTTGTATGAGTGGTTTGGACCAATAGAAAATGGTGGTGTGTAAACTCTCTGAGGAATATTGACTAAACTTTGTAAGAGATTACCTTCTGGCGGATAAACTTCTCGCAGATCTTCATATAATCTAGATTCTTCTCTTGGCAAACCTATAGCCTTTTTTCTATCCCAACGCAAATTTATATTTGTCGAGATTTCAGTTGAAGTTTGAGAGATTGTATCGTCTTTGATTAGTAATGGCATTTAAATATCCTTATATTCTATACCAAACATCACCATTATTTCCAACACTGTTGTTAGGATTTGCAGATGAAATATACTGATCGTGAACCGACTGATTACCTAAATTTCTATATGTAATAGATGTAATATGTCCAGCGGAATCTGTAGTAACTTTCCTAATGACTGTAGTACCCGTCATAGTATCCGAAGATGGATTAGTTCCTTGCAATGCGTGTGACAAAGTAACATCATTACCACTCACACTTCTTGTAATTAAAGAATTATCTGATAATACATTAGACGCAGATATTTTACCATCAATTTCTGTTGCTGAACTAGCTATTGCAGAACCAACATATCCTAGTGCAGTCCTAATTGCAGAGACTTCTGCATCCAATGCTAGAACATCTAACTTAACATTATTGTTATTTGCAATTGTACCATCCGTATCTATATTACCATCTGCATCAAAACCCAAAGATGTTAGTAATGAACTAATAAGTGAATCTGTCGCATTAGCCTGTACTTGTACTACCGAAGTAGCACTAGTTAGTGTTGAATTTACATTATTAAGAGATTGTGTTAGTGTCTGATTGAGAGAATTAACACTACTATCAATCTGACCCGACAAATCACCAGACAATTTAACGTGTAAGGACTCAATAGTGTTACTAATACTAGTCCCTCTATAACTAGCATCAATATCAGTTAAATTTCCAACAAGCGTTTCGACATTATCTGTTTTTGTTTTAACTTCGTTCACAGCACCAACAACATTTTGGGCCGTAGTGTTTAATCCATCGTCGGCACCAATCAAGTTCTGTGTATATAAAAGACTTGCTCTGTTTTGATTTGTTTTAGTTGCCCATGAATCAAATGTATCAGTTCTTAATACTTCAGATGTTGTTGGATATGTCATTTTAATTTCTCTCTAAAAGTTTAGTTAACATTTGTTTTATTTCACTTACATCAGACTTTAGTTTTTCAATTTCTTCTCTCTTGTCTTGTTCCCTTGAAACTCGTTTAAGGTATTTAAGATATGCAGTATCGTCATTATTAATAATTGCTTTAGAAAATGAATCTCTTAATAAATTTTTATCTTCTTTTACAATTAATTTTTTATTTTCCATACTCATATTTATAAACCTTTATTTACTTCGCCAATGCAATAATTCTAAGATCTGTGACTTTTGGAACCACAGCTGTGTTATTTGACTTCAATACTATTTTGACACCCAAAGAAACAAATTCTTCTAAATTTTGAACATCAAATTCATAATCTATAAAGCTACCATCGGGCGTGGGATTCGAAAATCCTTGTGGTTTAGTGAATTCTACATAAGGCATTTCTCTGTATATATCACCTTCGGAAGTTTTTATTTTATAATAGAAATCTATATCTGTATCAACTGGTTTTGAAACCGCAACCCTCATATTAATAGATGTTGCTGGATTTGCAAGTTTAATTTCTCTTGTGATATATTTCGCAAGTCCCGCGCCGCCCTGTGCGCTAGTTTCAAGATCCTCTTCTGGAGTATTTGAAACTACAAGTGGATTATTAATTCTATTAGAAATAAGAGTTGCACTCACTCGTTGAAGATCTAACATTGGCGAAAGGTGAGATACATCACTGTTCAGTGTAATTTTATAAACAAGAGATTTCCTATCTACATTATTACTTTGTCCAGCGAACCAATCTTCGTTAATAGAGTTTGAAACGAGTCTTGGAGTTTTAAAGAATGTATTTTCATTTGGTTCAAAATCTCTGTACAACAAATCTTTAACGCCAGGAGTATAAATTGTCTGACCAAGTGAGCCACCAGATGTTGTTTTCATTTGATATCTTATACTTGTATTTGGATAAGTTGTAGTTGTCAGTTGAGGACAAATAATATCATATCTGTAATTTACTAAAACATATGCAGAATCGATATCAGTTCTATATGGGTCTACGACAGCATCAAACCTACCACTACTAGAAGCTGTTTCTGACGAACCAGGCAGTGGCCACAAGGTCTTTACAAAATCAGATGGAGCTCTGGAATAAGTTTGAGTACTACCACCAAATTGTGTTGCCAATACGGCCGGATCAGTAGAAGTTAGATTATTTGTGTGATCTTGTATAGTAGATTGTTTTTGATTGTTTATATCAATTGTAAAAGAGTCTACATCAAACGCAACAACTTTATGGAAGCCGTTTATTTTACCACCACGAATTCCAGATGTGGCGCCAGTATCAGTTGTACCACCATAAATTGTCGTAGAAAGAAGTCCATCAATACCAACATAAAAGTTATTTGTATAATTTACTTCATCTACAATACCGTGATTTGGACAATGAATTTTGACTAATGTAGAATCTTTTGTTGTTTCAATTGACCTTTTACCAAGTTTTACCTTTTGTACAATTTTAGAATTATCATCTTTTGGAGAATTTACAAAATAAACTTCTGATGGTCTAGAATTATCAAATTCCTGTCTGTAGAGTGTAAATTTAATATCTTCGTTTTGTTCTGCATTCCATGCTTGGTTATTTGAAGATTTAAACATAACTCCTGCATTTGGTTGTTTTGAGATAATACCAGAACCATCAAGTGCTTGTTCTCCCAACCGTGACACATGTAATCTATAATCAACCGAGTCGGTGATAACTACAAAACACACTTGAGTTCCTTCTTCTACATATACTGGTGAAGGAAATTTAAAATTAGTAGCTACACTACCATCAGCTGATGTAAATATTTTTTGACCAACATATGAAGCTTCACCGGTCGTTTCATCAATTTCAACCCCCCAAGCTGGTTCTAATACTGCCGCTTCCCCAATAATCATTTGGCCAGGATATCCATTAACAACATTTCTCAATTCTACTCTAATTGGAGTAAGATCCTTTGTTGGAATTCTTTGGAAAAACAAATCAATTGATGAAAGATAACATCCCCCAGCTGCTTCTGTCGAATCCAACTCAAAAGTTTGTGCAATTGGGTCAAAGAAAAAGAAAAACGTGGCAGCTGCCGCGAGTGCACCTCTGCCATCAGAGCCTCTGCCATCAGAGCCGCTATCAGTTTCCTGAACTGGAGCCGGTAAAGTTCCATTTCCAGTAATAACTCTTCTGGTATCATTTTCAATAAGAGTTCTATTATCACTTAAAGCTGTATTGGTAAAATTAGGAACCCTCGTGTTTACAAAAGTTTCTTGTTTAGTGTCGATAAATCCAGAAGCAGCAAACATCGCAGATGCCTCAGTACCAACATCAGTAGAATTTGGAGTTGGCTGATCAGACAATCTGAATTCTTTTTCTCCGACTCTAAATCTAATGTTATCCGAGGATGGTAAATCGAAGAAACCACGAATAACTCCATTACTATTAGTTCTTAATGTTGCACTATCAAATTCTGACAAAAATCTACCAACAGGCATGGAGAGATCGCCTTGGAGTACAGACCCTTCCCCACCTCTAATAGTTAGTTGCATAGGTTCCCCAGCATTTGGGTCAGTTCCTTGGAAATCAATCCCCTCCAATGGTTCATCAGTTCTAGTAGTAAAGAATCTTAAACTATTTGTAGAAACATATTCTACTCCATACACAATTCTTTCGGCGCCACTAGTTAATCCAACAAGTCTGGCCACCCCTAATTGTCTATTAATAAAATCAAAAAGCATTCCGTTTGGTCTAGAATCAGTTACACCCTGTCCTAATATTTCAAGAGCAGTTTGACCTAATGAGTCTACGACAACTTCATCAATTGGTGTGCAGAATTCAGACACATCAATACCATCAAATGTTGCATAAAGTTTTGTAGTTTCCTTCATACCAGAGCCAGTAAAGAAAATTCTTTTTTCTCTCATAAAAGGTATAATCTCAGTACTGATCATTCTATCACCAAAACTATCAGTAACAATAGAAGAATTGAGGTCAACTCGTCTACCCGTTCTTTCCTGATCCGTTAAAATATTAAATGATTCAGTAACACTATCTTCCCAAGTAAGTGTGTTCCAATTTTCATCTCTTTCATTTTCTACCCTACTTACTATTTCCTCGCCTACATTTGTTGTTTGCCAAGAATTCCAATGTGTGCCCAAAATCCCCATTTCGTTTGCAAGGAATTCAAAGTTATCAAACATATTATCTCTATTAATTTCCAAATCTGGTCTTCTATCAACTTCTCTCCAATCATCTGAACTTGGAGATAAAATTAGATTGCCCTTATACATTGCCTCTGCAAATGGATTTGGATTTACATATTTTGACGAAACTGTATTTTGGGCGACTACACTTTGACCAGCGAAAGGTAGATAAATTTGTCCATTGTGCATTTCATAATTATTAGAAACAACATCTGTCAAAACCATATTGACATTTCTTTCATCACCCTTTGGTCTCATAAGACGTTTTTTACCATCAACTGCAATAGAGTAATTGGGATCGAAAACATCACCAATGCCATGACCTACAAACGGCTCAACAATAAATCCATTTTTAAATCTGTCTAAACCATTTTCATCCAAAATAACTAGATCTTTTGTTTCTTTTTCGAGCAAAGAAAGTGTAGTGTAGTATTCTAATGTGTTAATTCTTTTTTCAAGTTTTCCGATATCTCGCATCGTGTATCGTTTATTTTCAACTTTTTCTATGATAATATCTTTTGGACTTAAAGTGAATGGTCTGTTTGACAATTTAAATAAAACCATACCTTCACTTGGGTCTTTTGGATATTGCGGACTCATAGAAGAAGCACCATAAATAACTTCAAATTGACCGTTCTTGGTCAATATTACTTTATCTTTCCTTGGCAGATATTGACGATAATCAGTAATAACTGTCGTTTCATTTATAGGAAAATATACGTTATTTGCTGTTTCTCCAACTTTCAAAAAAACTTTATCAGGGTTAGTTGTGGCTGTAACAGCGGGTCTAAAATCAAGAACATCTGTTAAAAAATTACCTTCAAATTTTGGAATGCTTCTATAATCAACATTTCCATATGAGTTTACAGAAGCATAATCTCCTGAACTATGTGAAAAATAATCATAAACAACTACAGGTCTACCAGCACAAATAGTTTCTCTTGGTTTCAGTCTGGCCTGCCCAAGTTTAAGTACGCCTGGTCTCTGTCCATTATCAAAATCGTAACTATCGGTGATGTCTAAAATTTTTGCCGGTTGTGAAATGCCGTTTCCAAAATTATATCCATGCGCCTGCGCTGGTGTATTTGGGATAGGAGTTCCTGCCGCAATAGCTATATTGTATTCTTTTGCAAACGGCGCATCTGGATAAAGAGCAGGATCGAGGTTATACGGATTTGTAACACCAGTTGCCTCGTAGTAACTCCAAGCCTTATAGGCAAACTCAAAGTCTTCCTTAGTCATATCACTAATATATTTTACCGTTCCAAAAATATCTGTTTGAAAGACCACATTCCAAGGATGGCATGTATCATAAATTGCGTGTAATTTAGAAATATCTGAATTTTTTAGTTGTAGATAATCTAAACTATAAGAAACTGAATTGGCATCACTAAACGTGCCGTTAAAAGAATTACCCAAGGTTCCTATGGCGTCACCTTCCGCCCCAAACTTATCATCAGTTTCCATAATGGTGGGTGTTATTGTCTCTGGATTTGTCGGTTTAGTTAAATCTGCGCCCGAAGAAGAATCTAACAAACTATACGGTAAGTCAACTTGTCCCAACACCAAAGTTTTAGTTTTTTCTTGTGGGACACTAATCACTGTTGGTGCTAGGAGAACAATTTGCGAAATGCCGAGCGGGATTTGCTCTATAGTTATCTCTCTATTTCCTACAGCACTATTAAAACTAACCTCAATATTTCCAGCAAACTCAGTATCACTTAATTTGGGTTGGTTGTCTATAATTTCACCATATGTGGGAGTTGCACCACCACTGGTTTTTGTGTAAATTTGGTATCCATCATTAGAATCACTCCAAATTGGGTAAAAAGATTCATTCAAATTTGAAGTTACAATAGTTGCCGCCTGATTAGTAACTGAAGCTGTGTATTCTTTCAATAACGTATATGTTGTGTCATTTGTAATTGAACCAGTCTGTTCATCAACATTTCTCAAAGAACTCACAAATTTACTTCCAGTTTTTACTATGTTAGAACCACCAGTTTCAAATACATTTTGGTGACTATAAATTTGAGCGGTAAGTGATAATTCTGATCTTACTTCATCCTCAAACGCAATTCTTTCATTCGATGTCAGAATGCTATTAAAACCAGCATTTGTTCCGACTGTATTACCATATCCTAGAGTCTTTACCAGAATATTGTTGTCTTCAGATGTATGATATACAATACCCAAAGAAGCTGGTAATGACGAACTTGGTGGACGATCTTTGCTCTTTATAATTTTTTTATCAATGCCACTAACGACTGCACTTGCATTATATAATTTATATTGACTTAGAACTGACCCAGTGAAATTAGGTTTTAAGTTAGAAGTATTGCCTGACGATTGTGAAATATACTCTGTGCCCGCGATACCACGAACATCTTCCCAAGAATATCTGTCCTTTTTAAGTCCAGTGTATGCATCTACATATTCTGGAGTTCTGAATTCTACATCATACAAATAAACTTTGTAAATTAAATTTGTTCCCTGAGGAAGTGAACCGGGCGATGTGATCGTACCTGATGTAGCAAACAAAGATTTTTCATAATCATTTTCAAAATCGCCTGCATAATATTCAATAGATTTTATTTTTGCGGTCCCTACAACATCAATTTGATGTATATTCGCAGTTGTAATTGCATTAGTATCTGGCCATAGTTCTGATGTTGTATCTGAGGTTGTTACAAATCCGTTAGTTGTAGTATTATAGTAGTAAGTATTGCCTTGATACCAAGTGGTGTTTACAAGAATTGCTCTATCATTTATTTTTGGCAAAGACATCAAATCACTAACATAAATGTAATTGCCTAAATTTACAGGCAGTCTCACATTATTTTCTTGTTTTTCATCAAGTGCTCTTTTATAATTAATATGAGTTTTGCCAATTGTGTTAATTCTATATCCTTGCACATAAGCTTTACCACTGTCAATACCTAAATCCATATTTGCCCTAAGCGCGTCCAAAAGGTTTTGATGTGTTCTGCCAGGATAATATTTAGTTCCAGTTGTATCTAATCCTTGATCTGGATATGCAGTTAAATCTGTATTTGTGATTACATGTGCGTAACCTTCTTTTGTGACTGAATTAACCATTCCAGTGTAATCGGCAAAATTATTTCTTGCATATTCTTTGGCGTCAAGTTCAGTCGCAAATTCATATGATGCCATAGTTTTGACGCCACGATTGCCATTTTCATTAAAAAGATTTTTAACTTCTAATTGAAACGGTTTTACAGTATAATTTCCAGATTCCTCAAAAGTTCTTCTTGCCAAAGTATCTTCTATTACAGAATATTCAGTAGAGTTTGTAAAACTTTTTAAAACCCCATTTTTCAATTCAATTAACAAAACAAAATTAGAAGTATCTTTTGAATCGATAGCTCTTTTTACCAAATTCAAACGCATACGATATCTATCTGCACCGGGCGCCTGAAAGTTTGTAGTACCTTGTGCATTATCAAGTAAAGAATTGTCCGTACTCGAAGTAATAATATCTTCGATAACTTCCAAACCTACTTTATATGTTGACAAATTAGTGTATTTATCAAGTGCAATTGTTTGTGCAGCAACTATAGTCATAAATCCTTGAACATAATATATACCATCTTCGATTAGTGCCAAACAACCAAGACCAGTAGGTCTTTCTGAAAGTGGCCTTACTTGACATTCATAGGTACTCTTATTTGGTTCAATTACTGTTTTGATAACCTCACCAGGCAAAAATTTACTATTGGAACCAATCTCTAAATTAAATGCTGCGAGTGCTTCTGCTTGAGTTGTGTATGTGGTTCCGCCATCTGAAATTGCAGTAAAATTTGTTGATGATACATCACTAACTCCAGATTGATATTTCAAATAAAGCGTATCAGGATCATCACTTGATGTGGTGCCTGTTTTACTTTCGGCATGAACAACTAATGCGCGAATTCCTGTTGTTCCACCAACAACAGTTCTGCCCACAAAGTCCTGTGGGGTGTTGTAACTGTTTGCACTATTAAAATCTATTTTAATAAAATCTGCTGCCAAGTCCACTGATGGTGCGCCAGGGACAACCATCGCACCTTCCTTGAAAAAATGATTTGCCATTTTACTGACTTGATTCTGCAAAATGGTCTGTGTCTGAGTCAATTCTCTTGCTTGCACAGAATGTCCAGGCCTAAACAGAATTCTTAAATAACTTTTTTCTATATCGTAATCGTCATAATATGGAGTTATGTTGAAATTGGTTGCCATGTTATTTCTTCTCTTTTAATATTTTTTTTATTCAAATTAGAATTCAAATACAACTTTAATATCTTCGATTTGATCTACTGCCCGTGTGATTGGATGTCTATTTTCTACATATAAAACTTTTCCAGAACCACCTACAATATTAAATTGAGTATCACCATCGTTATATTCACTATTGGCAGGACCTCTGTATGTAGTTTGGGATGCAAGTTTGTTTGTATAAACATCAACTGGATCAGCAATAATACTTACCTGTCTAAATGCGGAAGTAGAACCAGTTACAGGGAAAACTGATTTTGTTACCGAATTTCTTGTGTCTGGTTCATCATATTCCAGTTTGACTGCGACCATTGCATAGTAACCATTCAATTCTTCTACTGGATTATGACCATGACCAACTTCTGGTGAAATTTGTGGTTCAACTTTCGCAGAAGATACACTAGTTGGGTCGACTGTACCACGAACTTCGGCAGTAGCGTATGTATATCCACTACCAATATTAGTAATAATAATTTCAGAAACTTGATCTCCGGTCAAATGTGCATAAGCAGAAAATCCTGTTCCATCGCCGGTTGTAAGAACGACATTTGGCGCTATACTTACTACGCCAGTGCCATCGCCCTCTCCAGCTGCAAAGGCACTTTCGATAGTTACGGTAGCTGTGTTTGTGTTTGAATCAAAAGACCAACCTGTAATTTTTCTTTGATTTGCAGTAGCAGCACCATCTTTCAGATAAACTAATGCATAATCTGTGTAATCACTAGCTGCAGCTGCGATATTTGCACCACCAGTTATTCCCAATGATATTGTAGTTGTGCCTTCGCCTGGAGTAGTAGAAGATTCTACAATCATTGCATTGTAACCACTACCACCGGCATGGCCGCTATTATCGTTGTCGTCGACAATATCAATCCACTCAATTGCGCCTGGAGATGCAGCTGCGTTTTGTTGGACTTGCCACTGTACATAGTCGGCAGAAGAAGTATCGGATGGAATTGAAGTGATATATTTTACTGGAAAATAATCTTTCGTTAGAAATTTTAATGCTTGATCTAATTTAATTGAATACATATATTTCCAAACATATCCATCGGTTGTGTGAATTAATGCGTTGCTTGTGCCTGTAGGTTTGACCGTAGATGCAGTTGGTTGCACACCTTGTGACGAATTAAGATATCTTTTGTTATTAATAACTTTATAGACATTATACTGATTGTTTGCTTCCGTCAAAACATATGAATTTGGTATCACTTCTTCACTACTTTTATAATTATACATTGTATATTGTGTATTAGTAGTCCAATTGATTCTTGGAACTGCTAGGGTAATTGTGTCAGCATTAACTTTTTTCACAGCTGTAAGTGCGTTCTTTGCGGAATTTCTTCCAGAGATAGAATCTTCTGGAGTTGGCGGCAAATTATCATCCTCCCAAGATGTGTGTTTACCAATTCCCAAGAACAAATTATTAAAAATAGATTTGTTGTAAAATGCCCAGTTAACACCACCATCACTGACAACACCAGTTACGTGAGTTGGTGCATTTGGTCCTGCTGTACCATCCGATACTGCAACATATAAATTTGATGCATTAAGAACTACTTGTCCTTCAGTATATGCTTCTCCAGTTGACCATAATGCAGTTTGTTCATTTACGGCCTCAATAAACTGTTGAGCATTAAAAATTCTAAGTTTATTGGTAATTATTGCTGACATGACGTTACCCTTTGTCGGTTGTGTATTAATTTGTTTCTTTTATTTATAATATTTTTTATCGCCTAAATTTGTTCAAGAGAATTTAACTCATTCCAAGTAGTAGGAGCACTGGAATATGCCGTTGTAATAGATTCGTGAGCTATGTTGGTTTTAATGTTTGATTTATTTTCAATATTTTCGATTGTTTCTAAATACAACTCATTATCGATGCTCTGTGGAGTTTGATTGAATTTCATTCTCTCCACAGAATTATAATTCATACCACTATTTAATCTATTGTTAGGGTCTTTTGGTGTAGTTACTCGCATAATTTTTGGATAAACATTAATCTCAGAATCTAAGTTTATATTTTGACCACGATCGTATGAATCTACAATCTGGCCCCAAATCATTTCATAGAATTCGTGCGACTCTAGACTTGAATATGGATTTCTAGATGTTACATAACCATATTCTTCTTCACCATTTGGGTTTTGTTGAACTCTCACAATACCAGCAAGAGTTTTCTTTTGTGGGTGTAATTCTGCCTCATCTTCACTACTAAATCTATATCTGACTAATTTTTCGAAAGGAATTTCTCTGTCAAATCTGAATTTAATTCTATCCAAACTTCTATACTGATTACTCAATGATGGAACTTCTTCACCAATAGAATCTATCATAATTACGAATTTTTCATCTCTTGGATCCGCACCATCTCTAATCGCACCAACCCAATATCTATTGACTCTTTCAACATTTCCCCTAAAAACCTTGTCCCATCTAAATTCGACTTTATCGCCAGGGGTCGCACTCAGAGAACATACACCAAAACTTGTTAAATGTGTAACTTCAAATTCTACATATAAATCATTTTCGTAATGTGTGGTGTCAATCACTTTGAATTTTGCAAATGGTCTAGTTGTTTCATCTGTAATATCTATATCATAAATTGTGAAGTTTCTCTGTACAGTATTTTCTGTATAAAATTTAGTCAAGTCAAGTCCATTTTCATCTCTTACATTTACAAGGACATATTTTATTTCACTCCAATTTGATGCTGTTGGAATTGGATCTCTATTAACATCTAAAAGTTTATATCTACCATCTCCAGTATCAACTGTTTGTCCCACAGGCGTGTCGTCACCTACACCAGACATTGGGCCCCCTGTTTGATAATTATCGTATACAAAGGTATATCCATGAGAAAGAAGATCATTAACATTAATAGGCGTCGAGTCTGAGCCTGTCCATCTACCCAAACCATCCATGTTTTTAACACTAACGTCTGCATTTTTTACAATTTCAAACAA